CGCGCGGATTTGTCACCACTGGCTTTAGTCCAGAGCTACCCGGTGCATTGCCACGGCCTGTTAAACTGGTTGTTGTGGTAGCCAAGGCTGATGGAGCGGCTGATTCTGTTTGACCCTTTTTTGCAACTGGATCAGGTTCTGCAGATTTTGTTGGACGAGGCTTTGGTACTGGAGACGTCTTGAGGCCAACTTCTTCTTTGTACTTCGTGTTGTACTTCTTCCCATTCCAAGAAAATTCTCCATCAGCGCCCTGAGCTTTACGAGCTTCTTTAAAAGCATCTCCAAATGACTTCTTAGCCGCAGGAGCTTCTTCTTTTTTCTTTGGCTGGAAGAGCTTTCCAACTACAGTATCTTTAAACTTCTTCTTCTCTTCATTGGCCATGACTATCTCCTAAGCCTTGTAATTTCCGCCGCGAGTCGCAGCACCCATGCCACGGCATTTGCCGCCCATAGACATTTTCGTTACTTTACCGCCGTAGTTCATGCCCTCAAGCTGTGCAGCACGATTGCCACGATCTACTGCGCCGTAATCATCTTCTTCCATTGATTTTGGACGAGGTTTAGGACGAGGAGATGTTTTTGGCGCTAGTGCAGAATAATCCGTTTTTTCTTTTGGGGGGCCTTGTTTTGGTTTTCGTGTGGGGTACACTGTTTTTATGTCATCAGGAGAAACAGATTTTAAGCCTTCCATTCTGGAGCGACCATATTCCTCAGTACCCTTTTTTATCCGTTTTTTCTGGCCAGTTTTTTCAGCTTCTTTAACTGCAGCTAAAGCTGCAGTTTCAGCAGCACGAAACAATTTAGTAGATCTCACAGCATCGACACCAGATTTGACATAACCTGTGACAGCATCTTTAAACTTATCTTTTGTACTCTTAGGAGTAGACCTAGAGCTAACGTATTCTTTTTTACCTGTTTTGTCTTCTAACTTAGCCATTTTATTCCCCATTTCATGTATTAATGGTAACCGTTCCTACAGATCCTACCATATATTGTGCGTTGTTCCAAATAGGATTCCATCCCCATAATCCATCACCCGGAGCAAAGTCTGGGCGCGGGTTTAGCAATGCTTGTGGGTCATTAATCTTAACCCTACCAAGGAAGTTCTGCGGCTGGTCTGGATCAACAACATCTTTGCCAACCCTAAATCCTGTTTTTACGCCATTCTGGACTTCCCAAACCAAGTCAGACAACTTGTAGGTTACACCAGTTCTGTCGCATATTCCTAAAGCTCTTTTACCAGAAGCGTATGCCATGTCTACAGACCCTGCTGAAACGATCCGAATGGAACAAACTGGATTGAAGCCGTTTCTTGGTCTTCATCAGCCGCCAATTCAAATTGAAATTCATATTCTTGCTTAAGAGGGAGAACGCGCCGCTCAACCTCTGGCTTTTTCATTGCAATATAATACGCAAGTCCAGATACAAGCGCTGGCACAAAGCGGGGTGGTATATTTGTAACTTCTCCACCAATGCCCGAAGCAAGCCCGTCAATGCCCTTTAGGCGATAATAGAAGAGCGTATAGGTGTTTGTGTCTGGAACGGGCCACACGGTCACTGTAACGGACGTAGGGAGCCTCTGAACGAACACCTGAGTAGGACGACCCGTTGTGTTCTTGTTGGTCTGCTGCGCGTATGTAGATACGCTAATACGCTCCATAGCTGTATCTTGCTGAGATGTCCCAGTACCGGTACGTAATTGATGCTCAATTAGATCAATTGTATTTGCTGGCATTGTGAATGTAGCGGTCCCTTGCGTAAGGGCTAATGTGCCAGACTCAATTGTAAACAGGTTTAACCCACGGTTCTGCCACTCTAGAGTTAGGATATTCAAACTCCGCCGCGCTGTTTTCAGGTCATACCCACTACGCATAATAAGGCCAGCCCTTTCGTAGGCTTCCTCAAACAGTTCTGCTAGATCTGGTACAACTACAGTCATTTCATTTCCTACCGCTTTTGCGCTTTAGAATTGCGCGGAAAACTTCTATTATTTGCTTTTGTTTTAACAGTTAAGTTAGACGTAGAGTTGTCACTTGGGTTTCCATTCATATGATCTACATCTTTTCCATCGCCTTTTGAAGCCTTTCCAGAAGCAACCATAGTTGCTCGTGCTGCATTACGCGATGCGCGTTTTTTCTTCTGTTCAGTAGAAGAATGGTAATTAAGATATTCTTTTCTGTAATTACGCATTTTTGTTCTTAAACCTTGCAGTCTTTGGAGCTATCTTCTTTGGGGTAACCGACAGTTCTTTTTTGTGAAACAAATTCTTGCTAGATGCCGTATGCACTGCACCAGACATAATGCGACCCTTTGCATCTTTATGAGTAGCACCCTTATGCTCCCTGCCGTCTTTAAAGTAGTGTTTAACGCCAGCGGCCATAATCAGTCCTTCCTAAACTTTGCGGTCTTTGCTGCTATCTTTTTTGGCTGTGCCACAAATTGTTTTCCAGCAGCAGTACCCTTACGCTTTGCAGCAGTAGTAGCCGCGTATTCTTTAGTGGTCAAAGATGCTCTAGCCTTTTTAGGCAAGTATCTCTCACCAGTAGCCTTTGGACCTTGGGTGCTTGGCTTACCGCTTTTAGTACCCCAGTCTTCCTTAGACCATTTTGACATGCTCTTTTGGGCCGTAGTCTTCTCGCCTGAGTACCCGCCGCCAGCATCTTTATAGTATTTGCCAGCTAACTGCATGGCACGAGCGGAGTGTTTCCCGCCCATTTTAGCCTTAGCTTTCGCTTTAGACTTTGCCCACAGTGCTTCGTTCGTACGGCCCAATAGTTAACCCTTCATTTTTT